TGCTCCGTCAAAAAGCGTTGGATTTATTTATGGTACGAGGATGTGAAGATTGTTGGAATCAATTTGCAATTGCCTATCCTAGAAAGGATCAAGGCAGACCTCTGCATAATGATATGAAGCGTAATAAGCTTAAATACATAGCGTTAATAGAGAGGAACCCTGATTTGCATGAAACTATTCTTACAGCTATTGCAGCTGAACATGAAGACAGAAAGCAAGCCAGTTACACTAATGAATTTCGACCTAGATGGAAAATGATGAGTTCATATTTAAACCAGGAAGCCTGGACTATGTATGAAGGAATCGAGGCTCCAAAATCTAGTGACGAACAAAACTACGGAGGAGATTTAATATGAGCGAAGAGTATAAGCCATTACCATGGCGACATATTTCTAAAGCATCTAGTGCAGCATTACGCTACATTGATGGTAGAAGAAAAGGCGAGATTAAATCCCTGCTTACCCCTTGGAAAAAGTTTAACAACATATCTATGGGAGGTATAGAATGGCAGACTATCACAACTATTGCTGGTATGTCTGGTAGCGGTAAAACTGCAGTGTTAGGTCAGCTTGAAACAGGATTGAAAGATCTAAATCAAACTGAAGACTTTGCAATTTTATCATTTAACTTCGAGATGCTTTCTTCACGGCTGATTGGCCGTAAACTTAGTAATAAGATGAACATTACTACACAGCAATTATATAGTGCGTCAGAGACATTTAAGCTCAATGACAATTACTATATGAATGCAGTACAAGAAGCTCGCAAGTTAAATAAGTATGATATAAACTATGTAGACATACCAGGTAGTGTCAAATCTTTAGAGGCAACTATATTAGCTTTCTCTAAAGAAAAAGACAAACCTGTTGTGATTATGTTAGATCATACTTTACTTGTAAAAAAGGTAGGCGGTGCGCAAGATAGAGATTTACTCTATGATTTGATGGCCATGTTTAATGGATTAAAAAAGGTTATTAGGGTGTCATTCATTCTAATATCTCAGATGAACCGTAACATAGAAGCATCAGAGCGCATACAAAACCCTGATTTACATTACCCTAAGAAACAAGACATCTTCGGTGCAGATGCATGTTATATGTATTCTGACATTGTTGTGGTAACACACAGACCAGAGATGCTTGGTATTAGGGCATATGGCCCAAAGAGATGGCCTACAACTAATGCTATATTTTGGCATTACTTGAAGGTTAGGGAGGGTGAGCCTTGCATTGCGCTTATGGAAAATGATTTGGCTCATAATCAAATATTAGATGCTAAACCACCAACCTATTCGAGCAATGAAGGTAAAGAAGTACGAAAAGATGGTATCAAGGATACTGCTTAACAAAGCCAAAGCTAGAGATAGCGATTATGTTTTGTATGCATTTGTATTACTAGATTACGGTATCGACATAAACACACTAAGCACTAAAGATTTTCTAAAAGGTTTAAACGACAAACAGTATCCTTCTTTTGAAGGTATAGGACGTTGTCGTCGTAAACTGCAAGAAATTCATCCTGAGTTTAGAGGTGCTAAGTGGATAGCAAGGCATGCAGAACAAGAAAAAGTAAAAACTGAAATCAATCTATTTTAATTATGGAAGAAAAACGAGATGCAATTATGTGGGGCTGGGATCAACCCCCACACCAACGTAGTGAGGAACACAGAAAATTTCTTATTGATCAATACAATAGAAATAGACCTGTAGAAGAACATGTTACTACAATGGAAGAATTAAATGATGCTTTAATAAAAGAAAAACAAAATAAATAATGGCACAAGAAGTTTTAATAGTTGGAGCGAGTGGAACAGGGAAATCCACCTCAATTGAAAATCTAAACCCTGAGTCAACATTCATTGTAAATGTAGCGCAGAAAGCGTTGCCTTTTAGAGGATGGAAGACTAAATATCCTGTATTCGACAAAGAGAATCCTAGTGGTAGATTTTGTTCTACAGATAAATCTAGCGAGATTCTTGGATGTTTGAACTACATTAATGAGAAGCGTCCTGAAATCAAGACGATTATTATTGATGATTATCAATACACAATGGCTAATGAGTACATGCGTAGAGCTAACGAGACTGGTTTCAAAAAGTTTACTGAGATTGCTCAGAATGCTTGGTCTGTTATCAATGCAGTTAAATCTATGCGTGATGATTTATTAGTTGTGTTTATGATGCACTCAGAAACTACATTCGATGCACATGGTAATAAAGTTACCAAAGCAAAGACTATCGGTAAAATGATGGACAATGTGGTTACCCTTGAGGGTATGTTTACAATTGTATTGTATACAGACGTCACAAAGAGTGAAGCTGGTATGTCATACTCGTTTATTACACAAAACGATGGTGCTAATACAGGCAAAACTCCAAAAGACATGTTTGGGTCTGTTAAAATTCCAAACGATTTAGCAATGGTAGCAAAGGCTATCGAAGATTATAATAACTAATTTTAAAAGAGAGAACAAATGTACGGAAGTAACGTAGAAAGTAACAGTACAGGTGGTGTAATGCCATCAGTAGGTATTCAAGAAAATTGTGAACTAGTAGGGATAACCCTAAACATGGATCAAGGCGGTAGACTTGACTTTGAGTTCAAGCAGTCAAATGGTGCAAGCGTAAAGCATGCAGAATTTCCTGCAAACCCAGACTATGGTGATGTAGAAAAACAAGCGACAGATGTATCTCGTCGTGTAAAGCATATTGCTACTAAGTTTATGCCTGAGTCTGAATTCGTAATTGACAATGTATCTACATTTGCCGAGTATGGTAATAAGGTTATAGCTGTCATGGGACAAAAGTATATGGGTAAGAAGTTTAGAATGCTATTTATCTATAAAGGTAAATATGTATCTCTTCCAAAGTATCCTAACTTTATCGAGGGTATGGAAACACCTGCAGAGAAAACTAACATCTACATTTCTGATTGGAATAAGAAGAAGTTGGTTAAGCCTGAGCCAGACGCAGCAGTGGTAACACCTGAAACAGTAATGGCTTCAAGCAGCACTGATATGCCGTTCTAATGTACGGTAGTCGAGTAGTAGAACTAAGTGACGATGAGATTCTAAGCAGGATTACCTGTGTAGACATCTTTGCTTACTATATAGGTAAAGACTTTAAGATGGGGAGAGCTATGTGCTCTCCTCTTCGTAAAGATAAATCTCCTTCGTTTACTATCTTTAGACATAACAGTGGTAAATTCTTTTTTAAAGACTTTAGTACTGGTGACTCTGGTGATTGCTTTACATTTCTAACAAAAATGTATGGCCTTAAAAGGTTTGACACATATCGTCTTGTAGACAATGACTTTCAACTAGGCATATCTACAAGATCTTTTAGTTCGCCCACTAAACAGCATATTGGTGAGCATCTAAAAGAGTATGAAAACGTTGAACCGTCTTCTACTACAATACAAATTAAAACACGTCCCTGGAATGCTAACGAGGACAAAACTTTCTGGTCTAAATATGGAATCTGTTGTAAAATACTTAACAAATTTAATGTCAAGCCTGCAGCCCACGTATGGGTTAACGGCAATCTTATTGTTAGTAGCAATAGGTATAACCCTATTTATGCTTATGATTTTGGAGAAGGGAAAATAAAAATATATCAACCAGATAGCAAATTTAAATGGTTAAGTAATACTAGTGTGTCGGATCTGCAAGGGTTGAGCCAACTTCCTAACACGGGGGACACACTAGTTATTACTAAATCACTAAAAGATGTTATGTGTTTGAATATATGGGATATTCCTGCAATTGCTCCATCATCAGAAAGTTGTGTCATTCCTGCAGACATTGTCAGTAATTTATCTGACAGATTTGCAAGGATATACATATTATATGACTTTGACCACACTGGCGTATCTTTTGCCAATAGACATAGGAAACTGTATGGATTCATACCGTTATTTTTCACTAATGGAAAATTTAATACCTTTGACTACAAATCAAAAGATTTGTCGGACTTTATAGCTAATCGTAGTTTAAGGGATGCGGCAGAGTTAATAAAAGATGTATGCCAAGAGGAATATTTATCCCAGGGAATGTCCCATCAAGTAAGAATGGTAGAAGATGGACGGGACGTTATTTCATAGTATCTAAGCAAACTGCTAGATATTACAAAGCAAGTAAAAAGTCTTGGATTGAAAATAAGAAAGAGTTTCTAAAATTATTAAAAGGCAGAGATTCACAGAATAAAAAACCTTATAGAATATCATTTAAATTTATACGTAAGAGTAGGCACAAGTTTGATTACATCAATCCTGCGCAGACAATACAAGATGAAATGGTAAAGTACGGGTGGATTAGTGATGACAACGCGGATGAGATGATTCCAATATTTTTAGAATACGAATACGATAAAGACAATCCAGGAGTTTATATTAATGTATTAAAATCATAATTATGTCTAAACCTAAAATTGTATATCCACAAGAGTTCAGAGATAAGGTGTTTAACAACCTTAGATTTGCTGTTGGAGATATAAGATTGGTCATGTCTGCTATGGACAATGGCCATGATAGCATTGTGCGCTATTTTATTGAGGAAGCATTGGAGGATCCTGAGTTATACGTGAAAGAAGAAATCACAGACGATGGTGAACGTAGAATTGCAAATGCAAAAATACATGCACATAAAGTACGACAAGAGTTGTACGACGAATACATGGAATTATTAATCAAAACAACAGATAAAGAAAATGTCCGAAGAAAATTACTACGGTAGAGAAGAGATTTCTAACAGTGACTTAGGTGAGCTGAAAATATCTCCACGCAGATTTTTAATGCGAAAGCAACAAGAAATGCAAACAAAGAGCGGTGCTATGCAGCTTGGGACTCTTATTCATATGTTTACTCTTGAGCCAGATAAATTTATTATGGCTGATGTAGAACCTGTCGGCGGTAAGATGGGTGAATATATCAAAGCTTACTTTGAATTAGAGAAAGGTGGTATGGAAGAATCTAAAATAGCAGATTTGGCTTATACACACTCAGGTTATAAACCTACACATTCTAAACCAGC